TCTATTAATTGTCTTTCTTGTTGGTTAGGAGTTCCATTATTAAAATTAATCAACATCGATGGACTTAAACCATTCATTATGTTGTTCAAATGGTAGTTAGATACTTCTTCTTCAAGTTCTGCATACTGTAAACCACCTTGATAGTCTACTGGTGAGTAGTAATAGAAACCACTCTTGTATGGTTTGATGTAGTATATCTCTATGCTTTCTTTGGACATACCAAAGGCTGGTATTCTTAAAGGTTTATCACTCTTTTTAATGTTTACCCAATCATTACAATAATAGTATGCTGGTACATTACCATCTGCATCACATTTTTCTGCTCTTAATGTTTCAATAGGCATATGTTCAAGTTGAACAATCTTGCTTCTATCTTTATTATAGATAACCTGGATTGCAGCTTGACCCATTAACTTTAAATCATAACAAACTCTACGTACAACATCTTTTCTAAACAAAGAAACCATCTGTGCATACTCATTAGGTTTTTTATTGCTATCTGTAGCATTTAAACCTTTTCCATAAATAGCTTGTGAGATACCATTTATAGCAGCATTGTTTGTAGGTGAACCATTATATCTATCGATTAAAAACTGGAAATAATTGTTATCAGCCCCATATTCAATCCAATCAGCACCATTAACTTCTTTTACCTCTGGTGATGTGTATGTGCTTAAATTTACAAATCCAAACTCTGACACTTTTGTTTTGCTAAATTGCCCTTTTTCGTTTCTTTTTCTCATATTACAATATAGTCATTATTGAAACCATCGTATTCTGTATATTGGTCTTTATTTACTTTATAGAAATAATTGTTATCTGCATCAATTTCTGCTTTTTGTGCAGTACAGAAAATCCTATCCTTATATATTACATTTGTTTTTAGTGCATCTGAATATATAGTTAAATCATAAAAATGCCCCTCAACTAAATTTGAATAGGTATCATTATATACATTGTAGGTATCGTTTACAATTTCAATATTACCAACACCATTAACTCTAGGTACTAATGTATAATCAACAGTTACATTTGTGCTATCATCTCTAATAGTCATATATGCATTTGATACATAATCTCTAGGTATTATAGTAAATTGATTTGTTGTAGTTGGGTTAAATAAAATCATCACTTATATAACGTATAAATAATACTAATTTGTAAAAACAAAAAAAAAGCACCCTATAAAGGATGCTCTTAATTTAAAATAAATATTAATTATGCAGTTGGGTCTACTTGTGCTGCATCACCAGTTACTGCACTTGCAAGGAAATAAGGTGCAGTTTCTTCCATACCCTCAAAGGTAAGTGTAAACCCACTTAAATCTCCCGCTGCTGCTCCAGTTACTACAGTTCCACCAGTACACTCCATACCATTTTCAAACCCACATAAGAAGCTATTACCATAATAATCTTCTACTACTACGTATGGTCTTGCAACTGCAAGTGTTTGTAGTTCTTGTTGCGTTAAAGCATCTAAATATGTTAATGTAAGGTTTAAAGTTTGAGTATAAAAAGTCGTTCCATTTTCTCTAGATGACGTCACAGTTGTCTCTAAAGATGAATTACCTTTTACATCATATTCATACCAAGTTGGTGTTCCCGTAAACGTTGCTTCACCAGTTGGTGCATCTACTGTGATTGCAGTAATGTCACCATAATCAGCAAAGAATACTTTTTTAATGCCACCAAAAGCACTTTTGCAAGGTAGTTTTCTACCCGTTGTTAATGTACAAGCCATTGTTTTTATGTTTTAAAAAAAAGGGTGAGCAGATATATTCCACCCACCCCTTTCTATTGATTAATTAATTAATTATGCGTAAGAAACTATGTCTGCTGCAATTCCGAATTGTACTGCACTTGTAAAACGCATTACCATTCTTACATTGTTTGAACCGTCCAAATCACTCATATCCAGTGTCTTAACCTCGTTTGTTGAGTTTAATAAGCCAGTTCCAAAGTAAAGATTAGAGCGTTGTGCTGCATACATTTTATCATCAGATAATCCTGGTGATACAAAGATTTTCACTCCGTTTACTGTTAGGCTTCCGTTGTTCCACCATTGTGTTCCCATATTAGCAACACCATTTGCTCCTAATCCATTTGCTCCAAATCCGCCTAATGCTTGAACATATAGTTTTGCTGCTTTAGTTCCGATGTATAAGAATAAATCTTCTTTACCATATAGTGCAGATGGTATTGCATCAACTACTTCTGAAAGTTTGTCAATGATGTTTGCTGATGTAAGTGCTACTGATGTGATTGCTTGTGCTGCTGGAACATCTCCCGCTACTACTGCTGCTGCAATTAGTTTTTCAAACCCATCAAAAGAGTTGTTAGAACCAGCCGCCGTATCACCTTGCCAGATACAAAATTCTGTGTTCTGTGCAACCTCGCTGGCTACGTGTGCAATTAAGAAATCAGAAAACTTTGGTGGCAATGTTTGACCAAGACCGTAACCCATTGATTGTGCTTCCCAATCGTTTACGAAATCATACTTACAAAGTTGTAAGTTAACTTGTAGTTCTTTTGGCTCAATAATTCTTTCTGTTAGTGTGATAGTTGATTGTGGGTCAAAATCACAAGATGCAGACTGTACTATTGCAGTTGTAGCGATTTTCTTAATTACTTCTTTAAAAGCAATGTTTGCCTTTACTGTTAATCCACCGTCATCAATAGTTGATGCAGATAATAATGCCGCTGCGATATACTCACCAGCAAATTCTCCAGCATAGGTAGAATTTACAGTTACGGTTGTTGCTAAATTTACGTTTCTTTTATTCATTTTTATTTGTTTAATTTACTTAATACTCTATCTAGTGTTGTGTTAAATTGCCCTTTGGCAAATTGTACTTGTTTCTTTTGTGGTGTACTTGCTTCTGGATTGTGTTTAATTGGTTTTACTGCTGCTAATTCTTCTTTTACTTCTTCTTTAATTTCTTCTGTTACTTCTTCTGCAAATTCTTCTTTTACAGTACGAGATTTTAAACCACCGTTTTCAACACCCATTTCAACATCTTCTTTTTTAAGACCTGCAATAGCATCTTCTAGGTTCTGTATTCTCTTTTCCATTCCCTCCCAGTCGGCAACATCTGCCATCTTTTCTTCTTCTTTTTTTTCTTCTTCTAAATCTTCAGTTTCTTCAACTTCTTCTTCTTTAGCTGGTACCTCATCAGATACTTCACGAACATCTGCAATAAGACCTTCTGCTTCTACAACTACCAATCTTCCATCTTCTAAAAGATATTCACCAACTGGCATTGCAATTTTTTCATCATCTGTTACAATGAATATTTCATTATCTTTTTCAAAGGCTTCTGCACTTACTACAGTACCATTTTCTAACTTCTGTTCCTCAAGTTTTACCTCGATGTTTAGAAGTGTTTTTATTTCGTTTAACATTTGGTTTGCTTTCATACTATTTATATAACGATTATTAAATTAAAATTTGCATTTTCAGTCTGTTCTTGTTATAACACCAATACCTTGTGCTTGCATAGAACCATCACAACACTCTATTGAATACTTTTTAGTATCCCAACATAAACAAGCACGTCCACCGCCAGTAGGTGATGTTCTACTTGGTATAAAGATTTTGTTTTTATTGTTCCTTTGCATTTAGTATATCTTTTATTTTATTTAGTAAAATATCATCTTCACTCATTAAATCTTCTAAAGTTTTATCTTTAGGTGTTTCCATTTTGTCTGCAAAGTAACCCTCAATAGAAAAACCCTTAACTTTATTTGTTTTAACATACTCATTCCAAACATCTTCATTATTTACTTTTACACTTCCCATCCAAGTTCCAACTGGTACATCTAAACCATACATTGCAGATTTATCTTGTTCCTTACTTTCTACTATCCAACTTTCAACTAATGTTAAACCATTCAATGCTTGGTTGTGTTCTAGTGTTGAGTTGCTTTGTTTACCATTCTGTAAGAACATTTGAGATGCTTTTACAATAGTATCTTTTGAAAAGTATATGTAATACTCACCTTCACCACCATTGCGGTAAATAGGCTTATTTGGTATCAACAAAGCACCCATCAGTATCTTCTTTTCTTTGTCTACTTCTGCTAACTTTATTTCTTGGTTCTTTAATGCAACAAAATCACTTTCAATAGCTGGGCTTTCTACAATAGAAATTGCATCTACTCCAATATCATCTTGTTCTTCGTCTAAAATAAGTTCTATTATCTTCATAAATATATAACGTGTTTAGTTTTTAATTTTGCATTTAGATACTTGCACCCTCAATAATGTTTCTATCCATCTCTTGTGCAGTTGTTACATCATTACTAACAACGTATGCTCTTGCTGGTCTTTGTGTTTGACTACCTATTGCATCTGCTAATTGTGTTTCTCCGCTTTGACCTACTACATTAAATGCTGGAGGTGTTGAACCACCGCCACTACTTTGAGTTGGTATAGAACCGCCACCACCACCACTTGGGTTTATGCTTTTAATTGCTGCAATGTTTTTTGCTGCTACTAAACCAGCTAAACTTGCTTGTATGGTTGGATATGCTGGGAATGCTGCTGTGATTGGTGATTTTTGTGCAGTTGTATATGCGTTCATAACACCTTGTACACCGCTTATAGTTGCACTTGCAATAGCCATTGCTTTACCTACCTTACTATCTTTACCAGCTAATTGTGCAATCTGATTAAAAGTATTTTTCGCATCACCTAGTGCTTGTTGTGTTCGTAGTTTTCCAAGTTCTTCATCTTGCTTTGCATTTTTATCTTTTACATCTTGTATCTTGTTTTGATAGAATGCAATTACTTCAGCTTTTTGTGCTTCTGTTGCTTCTAATCTTTCAAGTTCTGCAAGTTTTCTTTCTTGTTCTAATGCTATTTTTTGTAGTTCTGTTTCTGCATCTGCATCTTCTTGTTTTTGCTTATATGCTTTTTGTATTTCTTGTATTTTTTTTAGTTTCTCATCTACAACAACTGGTTCTTCTTTTGCATCTTTTTTTGCTTGTGTTGCTGCTTCACGTCTTGCAGTTAATAGTTCTGTACTTAATCTTTTTTGTAGGTTAAGTCTTTGAGTTTCTAATTGAATTACACTAGCCTCTAATTGTGCTGCTTCGTTTAAATCTTCTTTGTTACTTTTGGTTAATGAATTTTCTGTTAATTTAGCTTCTAATCTTAACTTTGCAACCTCTGTTTCTTTTGCTGCTAAATCTTCACTAATCTTCCCAGCTTCTTCTAAAAACTCAATACGTTCTTGTGCTGTAAACTTTTCTTTATTTACTGCCTTTTCTCTTAACCTTGCAATGTCTTGTTCTGCTTGCGCCCTTTCAACAATTAATTTTCTTGCTGCCTTTTCTGCGTTTGCTCTTTGGTCTGCAATCTTTGCTGCTGCCGTTGCATCTGCTGCTACTTCTTCACCAAACTCTTTTACACTTTCAATAGCACCATCAATACTATCTGTTATACTATCAACACCTAGTACAACTTTACCAACTGCATCTGCTGCCACTTTACCAGCTTCTGAAAACTCACCTTTAAAAAGTAAATTGATTGCTTTACCTATTTGTGGTATTAAATTTAATAAACCATCAAACCTATTTGTAATGTTTTCTTTTATAAGATTGGCAAAGTCTTTTATTGCTTGTTGTGGGTTTTCAAAAACACTAATAATACTTTCACCTAAATCTGCTAATAAATCTAAAAGGTTACCAGTAATACTACCAATAACACCAAGTATTTTAGCAAACTTGTTTTGTCCTTCTTCACTTCTTGTAAATGCTTGACCTAATGCAGTAACAGCAATTAATAAAGCACCAATACCAGTTGCTATAATCGCAACCTTTAAAGATTTAAAACCAGTTGTAACACTTGTTAATGCACCTTTAAATGCACCAAATTTAGATACAGCACCACCAGTAACTTTGTCAAGTGTACCACCCATTTGTTGAGTAGATTTACTTGTATCTTTTACTTCTTTGTTTACATCATCAACACCTTTTTCTAAACTCTTTAAACTCTTTTTAGCATCTTTAGTGTTTACCTCTAGGTTAATGGTTTTTGTTACTGCCATTTTATTTGTTTTTTAAGTAGTTTTAATCCATTCTTTACGTTTGTAGGTAAAGCATTTTTTCCTTGTGCAATCTTTATGTTTTCAGTATCACCTTCAACAACTTGTAGCAAGTCAATTATATTCTTAATCATAATATTGTATTTAGTAATTCAAATTCTGTTTTACCAGTTGTTAAATCTGTTGTTAATGAATTTATCTTATAGCTATCTTGTCCTAATTGTATCAAGTCATTTAGTTGTAAGTTATAATACACTTTCATTGGTAGGTATGCTGTAACCTTTACTAATCTTCTTTTTTCATTAAATACATCTTGAATATAAGTCTTGTATTTAGTTTCAAATAAAGTATCTGTAAAACAAGTTGGGTCACCAGCTTCTCTTGCTGTGTATTCGTTTATTTCATTTTGAAAATGTATGTTTACCTTACTTGTTGAACAATTTAAAGCCAAACTGTTTGATGGTATAAAATATCTTGTTATATCATTTTTATCAGTTGTTTCTTCATCTCTTATTCTTATTGATGTACCATTGTTTAGGATAGGATAAAACAATAAAGGTTCACCATAATAAGATTCAAAATTATCATCTACAAAATAACCATATTGTACTGTGGTTGATGCTCCATTTCCACTTGGGTCAATATCATATAGTCTTTCATATTGCATATGTTCAAAAGGCAATTCAACTTTATAGCTTTCTGTTGGTGCATCATATATTCTATTGTCTAGCTTGTAGCTTATAGAGCCCCAACCAGAATTAAATATTTGTTCAAATTGTTTTGCTAATAAAGTACCTAAACCTTTGTATCTAAAATTTATTTCTTTAAAAGGTAATGCAACTGCAACATTAGATTTTGTGGTGTCTAGGTATTTATCAATATTAATTTTTTCTATTTGAATACCAAATGTGTAATCAATACATAAAGGTGATTCAACAACACCTCCATCAGCTTCAACTCTTGCAATAAAACCACTTGTTAAATCTGAATATCTTTCATAAAATTTATCTAACTCTTGCACAACAATTACACCAACATCATTTACATAAGCAGTTAGGTTAAATAAATTAAACAAGCCAGAAAGAAAATCTATAATTTTTATTTTTGGTATCTGTTGTGTAATGTTAAATTCAAATACTGCACTTGTAGAAAATGTTGCTGCATTACTAAATGAAACAGTACCATTTAATGTTTGTTGTTCATCATCTCTTTCTTCTACATCTGCCGTCCATTTAATACCATCAGCAGCAAAGCTAACTAATTGTTCTGAACGTATATCTATTGTATATGTTCCATCATTTAATTCTTGGTTTTGATAAAAATTATATAAACCTACAATACCATTTTCAATAGTTACACTTCCAGTATTTGTTTCTGTTATTCTTACATCATAAGGTAATAAACTTGTGCCAGCAGTTGGATTAAACAATAAATCAAAATGATAATTACCATAATCTCCAAAAGATGAATTAATAGTAAATTCACCATTAGTCACGTTTGCAATAGGTGTCATCACATCATAATCACCAGTTGTTATTTCTGTTCCTAATTCTGTAACTCTTGTCCAACTTGCATCTCCAAAACTTGGGGTTTCTACATTACCTTTTTTTCTATGCAGCCACATAAACAAATCATCAAATTCATCATTGGTAGCATTATTAAAAAAATCATCTGAAAAAACAATATCTGAACCATATCCATTTGCAATAGTATATTTTGTCTCTATTGCAGTTATTATAGTTTGTATTCTTAAAGCATATTTAAACTGCTTCCAATCAACACCGTTTTGGTTTTGTGTGCCAGTACCGTGATGACTTATATTATTTGTTGTTGCTTCGGGGTCATATGTTGTATGTGAGCCAGCATTGTATATTAGTCTATTTGTGTGAGTAATTAAAGGTACAACTATGTTATTGTTTCCAGTTGGAAAACCTTGTAGTGTATCTACAATATTTGCGTAATCATATACTTGTGAATTATCATCCAATGCACCTAAACTACTTAATAAGTCATCACCTAAAACATCTTTAAGATTTACTGTATTACCAAAGAAAGTGATATGATATGTATGTGCTGCATTGTTTTTTAAATCAACACTATTAAGTTTTATTTTACCATTCTTAAAAGGCAAATCATTTAACTCTAATCTTGCATCTGCTTTATTTCTTGCATCAAATCCAAAGTCAATATCAAAATTATAATAGTGCTGAAATATTATATTGTTTTCTTTAGATGCTGGTACTGCAAATGTTTGTGTAAACTCGGTAAACACCTTTGCAATATCCTTTACATTTTGGATTGTTTGTGTAAGTGATACACTTTCATCTTTAAATAAATCAACTCTTTCAGTACCAATATATAATTGTAGTCTGCGCATTTATCTAATGTTGTTTATATAATCAAAGGCTTCTTCAAACTCCATAGTGTATTCTATTAGTCTATCGTTTACACTTGTTTTAAAGGCTACTGATGAGGTTTTAACTTTAACTGGTATGATAACACCACTTCCTTTTCTAACAGTAGATAACCATATGTATTCACTTAATAGTAGTTCTTCAAATTGTTGGTTGGCAAACTCTGGATAGTATCCACTACTTAAAGTATGTGTTTGTTTTGCTTGTGTATTAAATACTTTGTTAGGTGCATTTTGTACATTATAGGTAGCATTTGAACCACTTGGATAGGTTATTGTATTTGACTTGTAACCCTCATTTGTTCTTGCTAGGTTTTTAGTTTCTTTTAAGAAAAACCATAAGTCTTGTTGTGCGCCATACTTGTTTATGTAGATAATTTTTTTACCATCACCATATTTTGTGCAATCAATTCTTTTAATGTTACATACAACACCATCAACATTTGTTACACTTGTATCTGTACTTGTATAAGGTGTTACCACTAAACCATTCAAAGCAGTTATACTTGGTAATTTACCAGCTCTGTTGTTAGGTGCTAATATTGTAAAGGTATCTGTATCTTCATTTATAGGTATTAAATAAGTAGGTGCAGTTCTGCCAAAAGGTACTTCTGGATTCACACCCTCCTCAAAAGTTCCATAGGCTTCAAATCCTTTATCTGTATATGTAACTGTATTAAGTTCTGAACCACCTCCATTAATTAATGTATAGCCTTTTATTACTGTTGAAATATCAACTTTCTGTGGCACATAACTACTTTGGTAAGTAATCTCTATATAATCCCTTGCAAGTTCTGCAATATCAAAATTAACTGTTTCAGAACCAACAAATGATAAAGGCAAATTCTTTGTTAATGTATATCTTAAAGTTCCATCAATAGTTACTGTACACACAACAGACCTTGCTCCAGTTACTTGTATGTATTTAAACTGTGGGTTTCTTAATGCTAAATTTGCCATCTTAAAAGTCTAGTGTTAGTGTTGCTATAAATAAATATAACCTTATTGTTGTGTATGTATACCTTTCATCTTTTGCGATGTACTCCCAACCTAACATAAATCTGTTATGTGGAAAATGAAATGCTATGCCTAATGTCCAATTCATAGTTTATTTTTTTGTTCCTAGTATAATTGCATCTTCAATATCTAAATCAAATGCCTTTATTAAATCATTTGGTAATCTTTTTAAACCAGCTTCAAATGGTTTTGTAAAAAATAGGTTTGCTTTTAAACCTTTGTTGTATATACTTCTTGCTATTAAATAAGTCATACTTTCATAACTCATAAACCTACCTTTTTTATCTCTAAACTGAAACCTTTTCTTTTTTAACCAAGCATTGATACCTTTTGTTAAACCACCTTTTGGACCAGTACCACTTCCATACTGAAATTTAGATAATGCAGCACTTGTTTCTGGGTATGTTGAGGTTTTACCCTTTACACCTTTATCTACAAATGCACCGTAATCTTCCATCAGAAATTCTAACAAAAAATCATCTTGGCTTTTATCTATAACGTAACTAACAGAATTATATAAATCACCACCACCTTTTTTATCTTTGGTTAGGTTTGATTTAGATTGCTGCACAACATACTTACCATACTTGTTTAATATTTCATCTACGTTTTTAAACTGCATTAGCAAATGTATATATCATTGTAAATTAGTATTGTTATATCTGCTGTCCAACCAGCAAGCTCATTTTCAAATCTATCACTAAAAGGTGTTAATGTAGGGTCACCATCAAGTTGGTACATATCTGTATGCAATGACCCCATTCTTAACTTCTGTATTAGCTTGTTTAAGACTAGTAGTTGTGTGTTTAGAATATCTTGCTCATTATCATTTCCAGTAAATCTATCTGTTGTTATATCCTTTGATTGGTCTACAATATCACAAGCCAAAATACTTATGTTAAACCTCAACACTTGTTCTTCTGCTGAAACACTATTTACAATCATATGTGCCAAAGGAAATATGTCTTGCTTGTTTAGGTTTACTTTGCTTATGTCACCAATAGAAACTGTATTAGTAAATTCTGTACCTCTTAATTGTTCTTCTATTGTTGAGGTTAATTGATAATACCCTCTTATACCTTGTTGGCTCATTTGAAATTTTGTTTAATTCTTTTTGCTTCTACTTCTGCTTTGTCTTTCATAAATGATAGCATCATAAAACATTCGTGTACTCCTAGTTTAGTGATATTTTCAAATCTTGTAATGTCTCCTTGAGCAAGACCGTAAATTGAGTTATACCAGCCCCATTTGGTTGAGAATTGAGAAACTGCGTCAAGGCTTGTGTTTCCTCCTTGTCCAAATAGTTCATCATAGCTTTCGACAAGTCCAGACCTAAATTCCACAAAAAAAAAATTGATGATAATACTGCATCCATAGGCATATCTAAAATATCTGCATCTCTACCTACTTTATATTCTTCTATTGTGTATTTGTCTTTTAACTTGTTTACTACTGGTCTATATAAAACTGCCATAGCTTTTTCTATGTTTTCCCAATCACCTATAAATGTATCCAAGTCTATGTACTCACCTAAAGTTAAATCATCTAGTTGTGGATGAAAACCATACTCCTTGTTGTTTAGTTTAAACTTTGTAACTAGGTTAGGCTTTTGTTCAAACATTTTTGTAAGTGTATTTACAATGTACTCACTATCATTAAATTTAATCTGCATTACATCTTCCAGCTTTACCTTGCAAAATATTTCTATAATCTTTGCACTTAAAAAGTTTTCATCATCTTGGCTTTTCTGAATTTTAAGAAAGTGTTTATACTGTCTTAAAGTAATTTCACTTAAATCAGTTGGTATGGTAATATCAAGTTTCATATCTATATAACGTTTTTAAAATGGTTTTTTATAGTAAGTAAATATAATAAAAAAAGGTACACCATTTCTGATGCACCTTTTAAACAAAACTAACTCAACTTAACTAAATCATACTTGCCTCGTGACAAGTGCCAGAACAAACTCCAGCTTTTTCTATTTCTGCACCACATTCTGTGCATTCATAATCTTTGTACTCTGGTGGGCTATACCAATCCATAATATTCTGTTTTTAATAAAAGTTATTTAATAATATTTCTTTTGCTTCATCAATTTTTTGCCTATCGTAATCGTGAAACGAATTAATAATATACATATCCGATAAACCAATAGCCTTTAATATTTTAATCGTTTGCCGTATACCAAATAATTCGCTGCATTGCACTACTTGAATTAAATCTATTTTCCAATACATAAATTCTTTTTTAGCAATGGTTATGTTTCCATTGATATATGTTTCTATTATTTCTGCTAATCTACACATAATATTCTGTTTTTAATTTACCATTACGGTAATGTTCTACAATTACACCAGTTGATAAAGGTACTACCTTGTATGGTCTGATGCTTCTTTTTATTAGGAATTTATCTATTATCTGTTTCATATCTATTCTTCTATTTCGTTAAATACTGCGTGTTCTAAACACTCACCGCATAATTCATCACTTAAATAAGATGCTTCTGCACCACAACAATTACTATACATATTCTTTCTCGTTTGTTATTTCGTTATACTCTTTAATGTATTCTTTAGCATCTTCTAAAAAGCTAGGCGCCATCCATTTTAATCCACCATTGTTTTCTTCTAGGTATTTAAAATAGGTTTCTACCCTTAATTTAATTGCATATAACTTTTGGAATTCTTCTACTGGTAATTTTACTGTTTCTTTCATATCTGTTTTGTTTAAATTAATATACCGCAATATACAAATAAATAACATACCAACAAATAATTTAATAACTTTTTTAGTGTAAAGCATATTTACCAAAGTTTGGTCTGCTTAATATAGAATAAGTTGCATAACGGCACGGGTCAATAATGTGGTTGTGTTTATCTTCTG